CTTTATATCCAGCAGCTTTAGCTGATCCAGCACCAGCTCCTGTAGCTTTCTCTCCTTCTACTACAGACATTTCTAGGTAGTCTTCAAAACGTAGTCTAGTTTCAGACTCAGCTTTTAGGTACCATAAATATCCAGATGTTCCGTCTTCAGTAGCAACTTCTACCCAACCGATTTGAGCCATATCAGATCCGTTTACAACGTATTTATTTCTGATGATGATTGGTGAGTTAGAGAATTGAGTAAAAGAAGGCTCAACAGATACATATCCGTCAGCAGCTCCTGCATCTACAGTGGAGTTAGCTATTGATTTTCCTTTTCCATATTCAGATCCAAATACAAAAATCTTTACACCTGTAGCAGCTAAACCAGCTGTTGTTGCAGCGGTGTAAGGACTTACAACTAAGGCTCCAGTTGTTAGGTTAGATGAAATTACAACAGCTTTTATTTCAAAACCTGTTGAATCCATGGCAACGATAGTAGCTCCAGGAGATACAACGTTGAAAATCTCAGCACTAGCATTACCTAAACCAGAACCAGCTGTTGGTATTTTAATAGTACTTACTGTTCCAGCGACAGCATTGGTACATCCTTCGTAAGAGATATGTAATCTATTTTGCTCAGACCAAATTACTTGATCAGAAGTCATTGGCATTTCAGCACCTACCATTCTTAAGAATCCAGATAAAGTTCTGTTCCCGTAACGCTCTACTTCTTGTTCGTAGATCTCTGGTAAGTATTGTTGTGCAAAAGTGTCAGTATCGCCAGCGACAGCGCCGTCGTTAAACTTTAGATAATTGCTATCTAAAATTTCTTGTTTTTGAGATGGTTTCAATGAACCAAATGTTGGAGTTAAACTCATTTTTGTTTAATTTTGTTAGTTAAATTTTCTAGTTTTTACTTTTAATTTTGAAGAATCAGCACCGGAAATAGCTCTAACTTTTAAACCATTAATAAACACGTCACCACTACTAGTTTTTCTAGGTTCAGTTGAAATGTTTTTTGATTTGACCATAACATCTCTAACAGCATCAGCTTTGCCTTGCTCATAAAAATGTTGTGCTATAGTATCAGCGTTTCTAGCAGCATATAAAGCTTTGTGGTAACCTTTAGTATCTTTAACCTCTCCTTTATCATTTAGGAACGTCCCAATGAAGTTAGAGATATCAGATTGTGCTTCTGCTACCTTTTGTGGATTTTTCACGCTGTATCTAAATTTACTTTCACCAACATTAAAATCAAAACCTTTGAAATCATCAGTTAATAGTTCGTTAGTACGTTTTAAAAAATCCGAGTGTTTTGCTTTACCAGCTTTCTGCTCTTCGTTATATCGGTTAAAAAAGTCAGTTGCTTTTTGTTGGTCCTGAGTTACGCCTGGTCTCAACTTGATCTCATCGTAATATTTACTCTTGGTTTCCTCTAAAAAGTTCCTAGCTTTTGCAACTTCTTCTTTAAATGCAAGTTTTTTCTTGCGTATATCTCTTTGCTCGTCAATATCTTCATCATATGAAAAATCTTCTAGCAAAAGACTTATATCGTCACCTTCTAAATAAGGTTTTGTTTGTTTATAGTATTCTTTTAATAGCGTCTCATTATCGATGTTTGAGTAATCGGCATTGAGCCTAACATAATCATTTATATCTCCACCAGTCTCCTCCATAAAGTTTACTAGTTTTTCGATGTTTTCAGGTAAAGGCTTGCCTAATACTTTTTCATCTCTTACAGCTTCTTTATATTCAGTGGTTACTTTATCAGCCTCTTCGTTATCATCTTCACTTACTAATTGTATTGGTGAATCTACTTCTTCTTCGGACTCCCGTATTTCTTTAACCACTGCTTCGCCGTTTGAACTGTTTTCGGGTTTTTTGACAATAACATCGCTATCATCTGTCGCTTGTGTTTGAATGGCATCAGTTTCTTTTTTTATTACTACCTTTGTGATATCTGGTTCTGTCTCGATTAAAGGCTCTTTCATGCTAACCTTAGTAACATTGTTTTCTGGTGTAGCTAATTTTTTAGGTGTCTTTCTTTTTTTTAATTTAAATTCACCCTCTTGTTTTACTGTTTGTTCTGACATAATATAATAATATAAAATTAATAAAGTTTTTTTATCTAGGGTCGAATTGTTCTAATCCGAAACCACCTAGTGAGTCAAAACCTGAAGACTCAAAATTCTTGGGTAGTTCATCGTTCTGACGTTGTGCTATAAGCTCTGATTGTTGTGTAGCTTGTATTCTAGTTCTTTCGTCTTTACGATCTTCTATATCTTTTTCTTTTACTTTTTCAGCATCAGCTCTGGCTTTGGTTAACTGAATATTATAGTTAAACTCTTCAGCCATAAGCTCTTTTTTTATCTGAGCTTCAGTCTGCATACGTTGCATTTCAAATTGAGACTTACCTTGTTCTATTTGAAGAGTTGTTTGAGCTAATGCTTGTTGCTTTTGAACCTCAGCCATAGCAGCTTTTTCAGCACCCTGAGCATTTGCTTGAGCTTGAGCCTGTATATTCTCCATTTGAGCTTTTCTATCAGCCTCCATTTTCTGCTTACGTTTTATTTTAAGCATTTGGTTAGCTAACTTAATATTAGATATTTGTCTTAAATCTATAACATCTTCAAGGTCAATACCTCCAGACTGTAATGCTATCTGTATATTTCTTTCTAGTATTTGTTTTTCTTCTTCATCAGGCTCTAAATCCAAGAATATACCAAACTCGTGCATGTTTAGTTTTTCCACTTGCTCTAAAGTGTTTACATTAAAACTACTTATAGAGTTCATTAAAGCGTTTTTAGTTAAAGGGAAGTTCAACATATCAGCCGCTCTTAGACTTATATTCTCACATATCCTAACAGTGATATACATTAATGATTGAAGTATGTGTTTAGTAGCTGTGTTTGATGCGGCTGCTGCTAGTTTTTGTAAACCAACTAAAGAGTCTTTTGCTGGTTGACTACCATCTCTAGCTTCATTAAGCCCTGTGACATCTCTTATCATTTGTAAGTAATACTGATAAGTTTGTATAAGCGCTTGTATCTTGCTCATACCTGACGATGTTTGTAATTCTTGTATAGGCACTTTAGCTCTGTTAGGATCACCATCTTGTGTTAATGATCTACCAACAATACTACCAGTTTGGAAGTACATATTAAGAGCTTCTTGCGGATTATAGTTTGTTCCGTTACCCAAATCAACCTCAGCTAATCCATCTACATCCACAAAGACACCGTCTGGCACCATACGCGCTAATACCTGTTGTATCTTCAAATGGGTTAATTGTATCATATCAGCAAAACCAATAGTCTTACTGACTATACTTTCAACTCTACCTTTATACATCCTAGGAGCAGATATAGTGTAGTTCATATTAACTCTAGTCTGATCACTAAAAGGTCTAGTCATATTTTCTGCTAACTCCCATTTTAGCATTTTTTCATAGCCTAATATCTTAGCACCACTATATAATACCTCTATAGATCTACTAACTCTATTAAAGTTATCACTTTCGGGTGGATCAAAAGTATCGTCTTTTTCTAAAGCTTTTTCTAAACCTTGATCTGTTTGTTTTATTTTAAATACTTGATTACTATATGTCTTGTATTCAAAATAAAGTACTTGTACGTTATCGTAGTTACCGTCTTGGCCATTGAAACTTCTATTATAGCTAGAGTCACCTGGAAATCTTTGTATCTCTATAAGATCCTCATCTGTTAAGTCTGGAAATTGTTTTTTAACTTCTTCCAACGAAACACTTTTTACTTCACCTACATAATATATATCCTCAAAGTTAGGGTCTTCAGTGTATGAGTAAACCAAGTTAACTGGATCTACATAATCAACAGTAACTCCATTAGCTAAATTAAAATCAGTTTTACTTGCTCCAACGCCTAATACTACTAAATCGTATGCTACTCTTTTCTTTACCTCTTCATACTTATTATAATCTAACACATTGTTTATAAGCTCTTCTTCAGCTATTTCTACAGCCTGCTTATATGTTAGTTGCATATGTAACTCAAGTTCCTCCTTACTTTTAGGTAATTGATCTTTAGGTACATTAGTTCTACTTAAGTCAATTCCAAAATTTTGCTGTGCTTCTTGTATTAAGTCTTGTGAAAAAGCATCTTCAGCTAAATCAGAGGCGTGTTGTGTTCTTTCTTTTACAGCGAAAGGATCTGAAGCAAACGACTTTATTTCGTATCCCTTATCTGTCATCCCATTAACAACAATGTCAACAAACTTAGACAGTACAGCTACAGGTTTCCAGTCTAGATTTAAATAGCTTAAATCACCGTTTATAGATAATTCATCTTTATACTTTTGAACGGATTGTTCTCCTCTGGCGTATAATCTTAATTTGTGAAAGTATTGCCAATTGCTTGCGAATCTACCACCAATATTAGTACCTCTATCACCCTTGAACCATTCATTTTCAATAGCTCTACCTACAGCATAACCATATTCTAAGGTTTGCTTTTCTGCGTCTGGTACTACCTGACTAGGGAAAGAACTGTTTGTGTTAGTATAAATCATTTATTTTATTATTTTTGAAATACTTCCGTTGTTGTCATATCGATTAAAAGATAATTGCACTTTTTTCTTTTGTGTTCTGTATACTGGTGAATACTTATTTTTATTACAAGCCATAGCAGCAAGTCCAGAACTTATCGTAGCATCATGCTTTGTTCTATTATTTATATTAAATCTTGCCCAGTCTTCAAGTGTTCTTTGAAAGTACATTTGTCCATAACCTTCTCCAGTATAACCAACATGATCTTCTATGTATGTTTCTATAGAAGCTGCATGGGCTTGTTTAATATCTTCACTAGAGTTTGGTATTCCACCAATTTCTTTTTCAGTTACAGATAATTTGTTATATGCTTTATCAGGTCTATTTATAGAGAAGTTTCTATAACCTCTTCTTCTTAAATAATATAGCAATCTAGGTTTATTATTCTCTGCTAGTATTGGCATACCATAGAAATGTAATGCCATTAAAACATCTTCAAAAAATATCTCAGCTGTTTGCGGTCTAGCTATATACTCTAAAAAAAACATGTTAGATGGAGCATTATCCATATTAAACTTAGTTAAACCATGCAGAGACCCATTAGATCCTCTTTTATCTACTGTTCCTGATATATCGTAGCTATCACACCCAAAAGCGCCTATATGCTCGTTACCAGGATATTTAAGACCATTTTTTATAATAACATTGTTTTGCAAGTTCATCGATGGAATCCAAGACACGTAAAATCTACCATTATTGTTTGGTTTAAATTCAACCATAGTGTCTTTAACATCGCCCCTCCATTGGAAACTACCTCTTGTTACTAAACTCTTGTTTCTAACCTCTTCATTGAAATCTATCTGTTCATATATCTTAGTTAGGTTATATAGAGATAATTTTGCTTCATCTCTAAAAGCATGTTTTTCTGTTCTTGGAAACTGACGGTAGTATTCGTTTAAACCGTCTTGATCACTTTTTAAACCATCTACTTCATTTTCCCAATGCTCTATTACTCCTGTGGTTATTAATTCACCACTTGGATCGACAGTTTCTTCACTTGGCGTATCGAATACAGGTACTCCATAAGCATCGATGAATCCTTCGTAATTCCATTCCATAGGTATGAACAAACTATATAATCCTGAGCTAGTCTGTCCGTTGCGGTTTCTCTCCCTGACGTCTGAAGCATAATATAATTTTTTAAAATTAGAACCACCTTTCTCTAAAGCATTCGATGTACTACCCATCATACACTTTCCTACTATTCTTTTACCTAAACGTAAACAAGTTTTAGTAACCCTCCAATTGTTTAGTATATTATCAGGTCTTTCCCACTTACCACTTTCATCGTGGACTAATAGTTTTAGTTTTTCCCCGTCGTACGAGTTGTCCCCGGTGTTTTTCCAGTCGATCGTCGTATCGAGCCCTTGTCTTTCTTCGGAGGCGATACCTTCGTCAAGTTTTTTTCGCGTAAGTTTGGAGGCCGGGACCCTGTACGCAAGCTCCGTCTTCGGCCTGTCCATACCGTCCTGGATTGGTTTGAAGAAGAACGGATAGTTAACTGAGATGGGTACGACCTTATCTGTAAACATCTTTTTTGCATCCTGACCAGACTTTGATAAAATGCCGAATCTGGAGTCTGTTGATATTGTAGCTTGATTAACCGTTTCGCCTGAGGCCATGAAAGAAAACCCTGACCGTCTGTTCTTAAGATAGCACATTCCGTAACAACGAACATCTGATTTACAAGCTTCCCAGAATATAAAGAATAATCTGTTTGACTCCCTATAGTCTGCTGCCCCAACATCAATCTTGGACCACTGCAAGAACATATAGTGAGTGCCAGTAATATAGTTACTATTACCATTATTTTTGAACCAAAAACCTTGCTCTCTTCTTTTAAACTCTTCGTCAATATAATCATACCACTTTTCTTTAAATGCGTTAGGATATTTCTCCCAGTCAAATACGCTCTTTATCTTTAAAAGCTCTTTAGGGTAATCTAACTTCTCCCATTTTTGCTCTTGTTTTTTTCTCGAACGCTCGTATATGTTTTCAGGTTCTAAAGGTAAACCTATAACTAGGTTTTGTATTTGTATGACATCACCTAAAGTTCCGTCTTTACTTATTATAACTATATCGTGATCAGGATTATAACCATAACTCCACTTTTTGTGTCTGTTATTTTTCTTTATAACTGATGGCTTGATATAATTATCTAGTGTTTTTACTAATGTCTGCTCGTACATCATTTAGACCTCCCTTCCGCAAAACCTTTGAAAGGTTTTTCTTTAGCGTTTTCAGTATCATTTATCATACTCTTCTCCTCTTCTATTCGAGTGAGTATCTCAAAAGCATCAAATATAGCTAGTTTCTTTGTAGCTGCTGCGTTCTTCAATCTATCAGCAGTTATATCATCACCTGAATCTACTATAGGTTCCTTAGCTACTTTTATTAATTCCTCAACTGCTCTTTGCCCAGCTTGGATTATATTGAGCTTGGTTTTCTTTGTGCTCATATTTAATTACAATGTCTTTTGATTTCATACAATATAATAATTCATCGTTAACGACAAATTCAAATTCGCTGTTAGGTGTAAAACCTATAACATCTCCTTTGTTTATTTTAAGAGCTTCTAAGGAGCTATTACCATATCTTAGTATTCCAATATGGTTTTTACGCTTCTTTAACTCTAACTCATCCTTATTAATTATAGGTGCTACAAAGCATCTATTATTGAAAGGTTTCCACGAGTTGTCTTTACCATATAAATATATTTGATCTAATTGACAAAAATATTTATTATCTTTAAAGTATTTACTGCTATTTACCTCTTTACCTTTTTGGTTGTAGTATCTTCTAAATACATTGTGGTGAATAATAACCTCATCACCTACTTTTATAGGGGTTTTGAAGGCTATTGGCACAGATATTACTTTAGCTTTATTATTTATAAATTTGTGACTTTCTATTTTAGAATTTAAAACTAATTTCTTGTCACCTATTTTTAACTCGTTGTCGTATCTTTCTCCTACTGGTTCTACAATAAAGTCATATACACTTCTCATCAATACTGAAGATCATACTCAATGGATATTGCCATGTTAGAATTAAACTTCTTCCATGGCATTACCTCATTGTTTTTTTTGATATGTATATTATAAGAATTGTCTTCTTCGTCTAGCAGTATATAAGCTATCCTGTGACCGCCATAAACTTCTTGACCTACAGAGTAATGCATCGCATCATTTTTGTAGTCTGAACCTATGCTTATTTTTCTTATAATAGAACTCACTATTCCGCTACTTGAAGAGTTTTTGATTCTTCAGCTTCTACCTTTTCAAAAGATCCATCAGCTAAGTTTACAGTGATATCACCGTATTGTTCCTTTAATTCTGATTTAATTTCTTCTAACGCTTTAGCAGCTTCAAAATGCGCCCCTAAGAATTCTGCTTTTTTAGCTTCCAAGAAACCGATTTCAACTAATATAGCGTTAACCTTTCCTTGTCCTTCTTTTACTGATTTTAATTGTTCTTCTGTTAATTTTCCCATTTTATTTAATTTAATTGGTTATTTTTATATATAATCACACTGTTTATTGTAAAATTACTCATTACGTAATTACTATACTTTATTTACTTCAAGGCTACTATGTCAGTAGCAGTAGTACCTGTAGATAAAACATAGTCCACAATCACATTTAAAACCGATCCACTTTGAACGTTTTTAAATACAATAGCTTCGTTAGCTGTTGGAAGCCCTGAGCCAGAAGCTCCTGTTACACCAGAAAGTATTACCTTTACATCACCACCGGTTCCTACGTACAAGCAAGAACTTTTTAAGTTAGTTGCTACACTTATTGTGTCGTTTTTAGTTACACTAGCAGCAAAAGTGCCAAAGTCTGGTTGATTTGCGTATTGTCCCATTTTTTTTATTTATTTATTTTTATTGAATAGTGGCCCTAGTTTGTCCACAATTTTTTCACCACTCCTACCTATTACATAACCTCCAATACCTATTTCCAGTAAACCCCAAAATTGAGGTTCTAACGTAGGTGTTATTAGCTGTGCTGATAGTTGTGATATAAATTTAGTGTATATAATTATAAAACCAAACGAAAGCATTAGTATTGGTCTCCAGCTTCTCTGTAACCAATTACCACTAGCTTCAGCTACAATAATCTCAGTCTGCATTTTTTGGAGTTCTAGCTGAGCATCTTGTAACACTTTAAATATTTCATTTCTAGCATTTAATCTTTCTTCCTCGCTAGTGAATAGGTTGTCAACCACATCACCTACCTGTTTAAAAACTTTAGTACTGAAAAATTCTAATATTTTTTTCATTACATACGGTTAGGGTCGTAGTTTAATTTACCATTTTTAGTAATAGGTCTCGTTTTGCTTCTGCTAGTATCAAGATTTTTATCTAATTTCTTGAGGTTATCCCCAACTTTTTTTAAACCTCTTGTAACCATATTACCATCCTTGTTTTCGTCTCCTAATATAGTGTCGCCACCAAAAATTCCATCTGTGTTTTTCTTTGGGCTTGGATCTTCTAATAACTTTGGTGATAATCCTCTTCCTGTCTTAGGCATGTTCATTCTACCTGGTGATTGTTTATAAGCCATAATTTATTTATTTATTTATTTTTTAGTTTGTTTATGAATTTCTATACGCCTCAGCTTCCCAAGGTAGGTTTTTAGCTCCTTCTTTCATTTGAGCTCTTGAATATTTTTTACCTTTCCAATAAACGTAATTATTGTCATAGTCTAAGTCACCACGCTTCATTTGGCATATATGTACCATTTCGTGATCTATAACACTTTGTTCTTTATCAGCACTTAAATTCTTATTAAGTATTATAGTACCATTGTTGTTGGCTTTACCTAAGACATTATCCTCCATATCTACTCTATATATAGGTGTATTGTTAATTGAATAAGGTGGATTGTCCAGTTTAAATGCCATGAATTTTTTAGTTTATAATATAATAGCAAGGAGCTTTTAAACTCCCTGCTATATATTGTTTAGTAATTATGCTATAACTACTGCAGTTATCTTAACGCCTGTACTGTTTTGTACAATTGACATGATACCACCTGGATTAGCAGTAATTGCTTTTTGAACAGCTTCTGCCCATTCTTTAGCTTTTCCAGTTACAGTAAATAAGAAACTTTTTCCAATACTGTTGTAAACTGTAAATTTGTTTGCATCTCCAGTACCATTAGCTAAACCTTGTGCTACTGATACAATCTCTCCTAATAATAAATCAGAAGTTAAGTTAGCTACATTTACGTCTGCAGCTTTAATTTTAATGTAATTTGCCATAATGTTTTTTTTGTTAAATGTTAAATGTTAAATGTTGATGTTTGGCTGAGTTTTATTACAGGTCTCTACTGTTATTTGTTATTTTTAGCTTTTCTAGCTTTTAGTTTATCTACTCTTCTTCTTTTTGCTAGTGCTTTTGAGTCAATACCTTTCTCAGCACCGTCTCCAGCTTCTTTACCTTTCCTAGTTTGTCTAGCTATTTTTTTATCCAACCTAGCGTTTCTTTTAGCTTTACGTTCGTTTTTGCGATCTTCTCTTTTTACTTCACGTTTGGATTTAGGAGCTTCTTTTTTAGTAGGTTTTGATTTATCTATTTTAGGCGTAGAATCTGATTTAATTCCTTTAGAAGCGCCTTCAGTCTTAACCGATTTAGCTACTTTATTTTTACCTGTTTTTTCAAATTCTTTTCTTCTCTTGTACTTTGAAGCATAAGCTTCCATCACTGGATCTACAGGATCCTCGTTAGAGTTATTTTTTATTGGTGATATAAATCTTTTTACTTTAAATGCCATAATTATTTTGCTTTTTTATACGCCTCAGCTTCCCAAGGTAGGTTTTTAGCTCCCTCTTTCATTTGAGCTCTTGAATATTTTTTACCTTTCCAATACACATTGTTGTCGTCGTAATCTAAATCACCACGTTTCATTTGATCTATATGTACCTTTTCGTGTTTTACAACACTGTTTAATTTAGCTGGTGAAAGATTTTTGTTTACTATAATAGTACCGTTATTATTAGCTTTTCCTAAAACTCCGTCTTCCATATCTACGCTATAAATAGGTGTGTTATCTATAGCATATGGAGGATTTTGTAATTTAAAAGCCATTAACTTACTTTTTACAGTGCTTAGACATCCAAGAACCTTTCATAGCTAATGGAGTTTTACCTAATTCAGACCCATATCCTTTATTAAGGTTTTTAATAGCAGATCCTTTTTCCGCAACAGGATTGTCTTTAATTAAGTTTTTCTTTTCTTGCTTGTTGTACGAATTCATAATTATTTACTTTTTAGATTTATTTTTTTGACAAAAATTACTTGCAGCGCCTACACTACCAAACCCCCATTTTTTTAAAGCCATTGCTTTTTTAGTAGGTTCTCCTTTTGAATCTTTCATAGCTCCTTTCATACCAGCAAATCTACAAGCAAAAGAAACTCTACGAGGGCTTGTGCCACTTGTGAGTCTTTTACCCATACCTGGATTTTCTTTTCGCATTTTTCTATTCTGCTTTTCGTAAGCTGCTTCTTTTATTTGAAACGGTGAGTTAGAGTTTGTACGTTGCATAATTATTTATCTTTTTTTTCTTCATCTTTTAATCCAACCCATTTGGACAAAGTATAACCTATACTGACTAGCAATAGCAATATTTTTAAATAGTTTTCAATGTTAGTCATACTAACAGATAACGCGGTTATGTTTAAAGCGTATAGTTTTATGTCTCCGATGTTCATTACATAGAACCTTTAGCAATCTGAGTAATAGGCCCTTTAAAAGAACTGCATCCGCAAGAAGCTTTAGATAATTCCATACCGTATTTTCCAGAACTAGATCCTTTACCTTTTGGCAACGCGTCTAAATCTAACGGTCCATCCCATATAGCGTTCTGCCCTGATGCTTTGTTTTTATAATCTTTCATATCTATTTATTTATAAGTTTATTCTTTATAGCCTTCTATTTTAGCTTTTATAACGTCACCTTGTGTGATTATGTCGTCGCCGTTTTGATCCACCATAGCTAAAGGGCCTTCAACATTCCCTCTAACAGGCATGCTCCTTGTTCTTTGATCTTGAGTGCCGAATACATAGTCTCCGCATGAGTTTTGCTGTGGTGAAAAAACAGATTTGTTTCCGTAACTAGCTGAATCGGTTCTTTGAGCTGGTTTAACTCTTTCTGCACCCGGTTTGAAAAAAGGATCACCTACGCTAGCGTTAGCTCTGTATTGTTCTTGTTCTTGTTTTGCTAACATTTTTTGTGCTACGCCTAAAATTCCTTTATATTGATTACCTGCTCCAAACATAATTATCTGCTTTTATCATTATTTACGTTTTTTATAGAAACACTTAGTACTTTATCAGTATAAGTATCTCCGTTCATTATTCTATTTCTACTACTCGTAGGTATATCATCCTGACCTAGCATTATCCTATAAATTCTATTTATAAGCTGC